TAAAATCTCGTCAGCCGTGAACCGCGCTCGGACCATGTCGCATTGGGCAGCCCTAGCCGCAGCATCAGCCGTAGCCTTGATGACCGTCTTGATGGTCATGGGATCGACACCATCAGCAGCCAACTTCATGGCAAGCTCTGGCATCTGAGGCTTAGGGCTGGCCTCAATGGTCCAGCAATCATCCTCGTTACCAGGAGGCAGCAGGACGGGCAGGATCATAGAGATGGCAGTCTGAACACGAGGGCGAGTGACCTGGACGAAAGCCTTAGACGTAGTCCCTTCGCTGGAGTAACGAGGATCATACATGCCATTGAAGTTGTAATGGGCACGTAGCGCAATGTCCTCTCGATCCTTCTTGGCGGTATAGGCTGTGATGAAGTTATTGATGACCTTGGCTGCAACCGCATCTGCATCTTTGATCAGGTCAACAATAGAATTGGTTACGGCTGGCTTTTCGGTTTCTTCAATCATCTAAATCTCCCTATACACCAAGTCTAGTATCAAATGCCTTCCATTCGGGAATTATAACCTTTGGAACTGGTTTGACATAGCCTTGCACTTCTGCTTTCTCATAAAACTGAACAGCATGCGTGGCGGCATCGACGAGATCCTCATCATGCTTGAAGATGGTTTTCATATCGTCCTTGGTCCGGTATGCCGCGAACTCCTTGACTAGATTAGGGCACTTGTCCTTGAAGATCCAGAACGACCCACTAGCCATCAATGACTTCACCTTCTCGATGCGAGCCCATGGGTCACGTCCAGCGGAGAACACTCTAAGCCCTTCATCCTTAAACACATCACTTACTGTCTTGCCGGTTTGGAATGACTTGTTGAAGGCGTCATGGCTAGTGGCGAACTGGATACCCCAAGGCTTCAGGGCTCGCGCTACGTCTGGGGCATTGGCCTTGTCACCAGTTATCTTGGCTTCCTGATAGATGTATATGCAGCCAGAGTCACGATCCCAAGCCAACGCTACGGCACCTGTAGGGTGATTGCCTCCAATATCCAAACCACCCATACGAGGCCAATGTTTTGGAATCTCAAATGATTCGCAGGTATAGTCCTCCTGTTTATATTTGAAGATGGCCGTTGTTCCGCCAACTAGGTTGCCATAACGTCTAGCCTCACGCTCCCATGGTTCGCAGTCAGCAAGGATTCGCCCAATCTTCTCTTCGGTCAACCAGGGCGCATCGTCCATAGCAATCTTAAACACCGTTGTATTTGGATTCTCGATGATCGTTTCAGCAATGGCCTTATTGTTCCCAACCGGGGTCATCGTAAATGATTCGTGCCCGTCCAGAACGATAAGGCGAATGCGAACTTCGTTTAGGATCTGAACGGTTGGAGGCTCGTCATAAGCAGCCCTATGGATAGTGTCTGACATGAACTGTTCAAGCTCTGACTGTAGGCTTAGAAACTTCACTTCGGACAAGCCGCCAGAAGAGTGGTTGATGTAAGCAATGTCGACAGCCTCAGGAGTTCCAGCCTTCTTGATTAGGCTATGGATACGATCCTTTGGAATCATCCCGGTTCCTAGCCTTCCAGGTTTACCCAACATCTCAAACTGAACGGTATCTCGCACCTTGTTGTGATTTGGGCCAATGATCCATGTCTTTACCGGATGGTCATACCTAAGCCCACGCCAGTCAGGTGGGTAGTCACCAGTGAGGTGCATCGTTTCTTCGTAGCGCATTGAACTTGTCTTGCCGATTTGGTTCCCGGCAATTAATGCCTTGCTCTTGTCTTTGCATTCAATATACTCAAGCTGCTTTGGATAAGGCTTGAAGTCGTGGATTCTCGATGTGGATTTTTTCTCATCCAAGGCCTTGGCTGTCTTGAGCATCTGCCTTAGCTGATCATCGGTAAGGTTTGTATTCATGACAACGTTTCCAGGTTAGCCATTAGGTCATCCGTGATCTCAACAGATACATTCTCGTCGGGGCTTTTCACATATGCAGCAGTTCCCTTCCTCCCGCACTTCAGGCACAACGTCCACAATACACCCTTCACCGAGATTGTCTGCGGCATCATTCTCAATTCCATCTCCCAGGACAGGCAACACTACATCAGCAATCTCCTTGTGCTTGTTAGCCAAGCCCTGAAGCTGCTTCAACATTTCCTCGCGGCTCATCTTGTCCGTTACGTCCTCAATCTTCTGAACCTGCTTATCCTGGTAACGCTCATTAAGGCGAGCAGCATGACGAGACAGGGCTTCATGACGTAGCTTGGTGATACGTGGATCTTCGTCCTTTGGGGCACTCATCACGGCATCAAGAGCCTGTTCTCCCAGAATCTCGCCACGGTTCCTGTCAGCCTCATACAGTTCACGCTCAAAATCTGGGTGAAGCTTGCACCAAACGCGAATCTCCTGGAGGGTTGGGAACTCCATTTCCTCATCCTCGCCATGCATCTCAACCAGCTTGGGTAGGGAGATACCAGTATTGGAGATCATATCCACGATGTAGGCCATGATCTCGTGGCGGCTCATGTAGAAGCTGAACTTAGGGTTGCCAATCCCCTTCATCGGTCCCCACACTGGAGCAGCAGCCTCACGCATTCCAAGCAGGCGACTACGTTTGGCCTTCTCGATGATCCGGTAACGCTGCATCTTAGACATATGCTTGGGCCAAGCGGCTGCGGTATTCAGCTTAGATTTATCTTCTGCGCTCATACGGAAAGGATACCGATCATGTGGCTTTTTGGCATTGGACTCCTTCCTTGACTTCTTGATCTTGCGCTTCATCTGCTCTTGCCAAGTAATACCACCATCAACTTCAATAGTAGTAAATACCTCTTTCTTTTCGCTCATACTAGTCTCCAGGTGCGCATAATGACATAACATTCCCATGCCAGAAGTCACTACACTTTTCCAGCATATATTCCTCAATATCCATATCGCGTTCAATCACTTTGCTGAACATCTTCTGGCCGTTGGTGAGTGCAACCAGGTGCCATTCCTGAGCATCGGTCAGCATCATATACCACCGAGATTGCCAGATCCAATACTTCTCAAACTCACCCTTCACCAACTTGTCCACTGTCTTCTTGTAGGCCGTGGTCTTGATCTCCAAGCCAATGGGTTCGTTGTAAAAGAGGAAGTCCGGTGTACCACGCATCCACCCATGTTCCACGAACTTTCCAGGGATCAGCCACTTGTTGATAGAACGAGCGTAGTTCTTCGCTACAATCTTCTCCAACTCGTGCCCCATGTTGATGGCTTGGTTGTCTCGGTTCTTTCTCCATGGAGCCTCCTGATAGAAGATCCCAACCTTCTCCTTCCACAACTCCATCTTCGTTTTCCATGGCGACTCTCCCATGATCACGGCAACATCACTACCGGTGATTCCCTTCTTGCGTAGTTCCAGCCATTCTTGCTCGTTCACGATAATGCCTCATAGGGAAGGCTACAATCCGTCGACCACCTACAGGTAGCCTCTACTGCTTCAACCGCACTTGCGCCCATCTGGAGGGCACCCAGAGCGAAATTAGAACCACTTCCCCATGCATAGAATGAATCCAACACCGGCTCCTTTCGTTCGTTTCCGGGATAGACGTATGGAGTCTCCCCATCCTTGATTACGATAAGGGCTGCGTAGTCCTCATCATCGTCAAGCTCTGGAAACTTGGCAATCTTCTCACCAGATTTGAACCACTCCACAAGCTCCAGCCCTCGACCATAGTTGCCAACCAGGCCAAGGCGCGCGTTCTTGTGGCGGAAAATCTTAGAGGTACGACTGATCTGAGAACCAACCGTTCCCTGTGTATCCGCAGCTAACGTCTTGCCATCCCACACCACTACGCTCATTCTTCTTCACCCTTGACGATCTGGTTGTGGGCACGAGACAGCAACTCGAGAAACATCGCATTCACCATATCGTGAGCAGATACCGCATCATCCCCGCTCATGGTGAACAACTGCTTCTTGATGTTGGCCAGACGTTCAGCCCCTTCAAGCGAAATGATCCAAGATTCGTAGCGCATAGATGGTTGCCTCCTGAAATCAGTATAGAGGAAACATTCGCTCCGTCAACCACATAAAGATAGTAACCAGTGGATGCGTATGTGTACATACTTAATGTATATATCTTAGGTGTACTTACTATAGTTAACTACCTTAGTTGTATCTTATACTTAGGATCTATCTTTTTACCTTAGTTATATGCCTTAGGTATAGTATCCAGTGAGTAGTTAAGGATGGATCGCCTAAGGGCTACGCACCTAAGGAAGCAAGGTGCTTCACCCCCCCTTGGGGCTAACTGAGAGGCGTTAGCCCCAAGGGCATATATAAAAGACGTACTTATTAGTACCCAGCTAAGAGAGGAGTGTAGGAGGGTAAGAGACTAATCGACCCACCTAAGGATTGGCAGTTAACTTGAGTGGTGCAGTTCATGTAGATGATTCACTGAA